TCTACCTTTTTCTTAATAATCAATCCATAGCTTTTATTCTCGTTGATATATGTATTGGCCTGATTGATATCTGCGAAATAAGCCGGATATTTTACACCCATATTAAAAAGCTCTTGGATAGCCGATTGATTAATATCATATTCTTCAAGCGTAATTCTGTTTTTCGTATTGATATGTACGAGCTCCTTATAATTCTCGCCTAGCATATCAGTATAATCAATTATATGCTTGTTATCATAGTGAATCAAGACAAACTCATAAGCGTGTTCGGGATTCAAATTAGATGCAAACATAGCCCGCAGAGTCTCTCCGACATCATCTGGCGGAATGTGCGAAAGCATTTCAGCAGTTTCCGGAGATTTACTATAAAATCCATATAGTACCTCGTCAAACATCTTACCGTGCGATTTCGTAGGATGCGAGAACTTTGAACTATTCGCGTCAGGACAACTGGATGTCCCGAAATACCACTGATTCTTATAATTATAAACAGTAATAATAGTTCCATCATAAGCCTCATAACATCTGTCGGTATCGCTGTAATTCGCCGAAATATATTCCTCATACCCGATTCTACGCGGAATAGAATTTGCATACGTAACGACAACATTATTATTACAAGAGAGAGTAAAATCCAATACAATACTCCGACACTGCTCATAAAGCTCCTTATATTCGCAAATATCACTCATCTTGTAATTAGTGTGAAGGAGAACAATATCCTCGTTATCTTTGAACTTCTTAACCTTGATATTCGGCCAGAAATGATATTTTTTCAGCGTATTAATCAGCGTATTTGCATAAGTAGTATTGCCATCGTAATTACTGTAAGTTTTTTCAATTAATTGAGTAAGATTGGTAGGGGGGACATTGGACAATGGCATATCACTGCTCATAATAATACTTTGTTAAAAAATATATATATTTAATTGCTTATATCAATTTTTATAAAAATATGATGAAAAATTGACAGCTGTACAAAAATAAAGAGTAAGAGTAAAATATCACTATGTCAGTTATTTGCCAAGAAGAATCAGAATCTGATTATGAAATAGTTCAGTCGTGCTATCAAACAAAAAATTGGCGCAAAAATTGTAAATGGTATAATAATGGGAAATCAAATGAATGTGAAAAATATCAAATAGAAATTATAGAAAGACTAATTTCTATTAAATTAGAAAAGACAGATGACAGATTAGATATAGAAAATATAGAAATAAAAAATATCAGATGCCCTTTGACAAATGAAAACGGATTTGATTTTACTGAAAACTTTGACGGAGTAATAAATAGAGAGGGAAAAAAACTTTATTTTAACTTAAAGTTTATATGTGATAGCGGAGGCTCACAAACGCGGTCGCTAAGAGAAGTGTATCATTTTATTAAATGTCAAATGGAATACCTAGTTAAATATGCAAAAAATAATGATATACTATTCTTCAATATTCTTGATGGCGATACGAGCTATAAAAGTATGGGGAAGTTTAATTATTTATTGAACAAAGAAAGATATTATGATATTAAAGATAATATTTTTGTAGGAAGCTTATACGATTTCAATAAAGATATTGTAAAATCAGGGAGATTCTGTGCTATCTAATCTGTCCAATAGATATTCGGCGATTGAATATACAAGGTCAAATGATATTCTCTTTCTTGCTATATCCTTGCTTTCTCTGTAATTTGTTAGGAAAAGCGAATTATACTTTTCTCTATGTTCCCGCAAGTATTTATTGAAGCTAACGATTAATTTTTTCTGCTTCTCTTCATCTATTGCCGGCTCTATTATTAGCGTCGCATAAGTCCGCGCCGATTGATTAGGTGTATTATCTATATATATATCTTTATTTTCTACATATGATAATCCTATCTGTGATGTAATATTATCATCTATACATTTAACAACGATATTTGTATTATATTTGTCAATATTCTTATTAGTAAGTCGCGTAATTGTATAAATACTATTTAGAGGCAATTTATATATTTCGCCACCAATCATATAGTTATTTTTAGAGTTTAGCTCAGTAATTATATTAGCCTTTGAAGGATATATAGTGATATCTATCATATTATCGCAATAACCTTGTTTTAGTTCAAATTGGAAGGAGCAGATTGTATAAGATGTATCAGAAAACACTTGTTCTTCAAAGATATTCAATATAATAATCTTGTATTTTTCTAAAAATAACTTGCGCAACTCTATATCCGCCTGACGAATAGAAGACCAGAAATTTAAAGGGATTATTATAATCCCGCCCGAGCAAGTATTGCTTATAATATTCTTGATAAAACACTTGTACAAATCGTTGACATTATATTTATCAAATAACTTTTTATCAGCACTTTTATTTCTCGCGAGATAAGGCGGATTTGTTATAACATATTTATTATTATAATCTGGTGGCTCATTTATCGTATCTCTCTTTACAATATAATCCTTCTTAGGCTCTATATCATAACACTCTATGTTATATTTAATATTTTTGAGATTTCCGGCATTTTCTATAAAAGCTATAAGATCGCCATTACCCGCAAAAGGCTCAATGATATCAAAGATATTATCGGGTATTGTAATATTTTGTAGAATATATTCGTTATTTGTCGTGTAGAATTGTCCTAGCGCCTTCTTAGATTTATTAGACATCTTCTCTTGAATATCTTATTACTTTATAATATTATCATTTTTTATCTTTTTGTTTTTGCGATAGCCCCCCTCTGGCAATAGCCCTAACAATAATAGCAGTACATATATATTGCTGTCATTATTAGAAATACCGTATATATTCTATATAATGTCCTGTCATCTATATAATTATTTGTACCAATATAAGCCCCTGCAACTCCACCAAGGATACTTCCGGCAGCTACTATAATAGCTGCATTAAAATCCAAAAATCCGTGCTGATAATATAGATATAATCCTGGTAATGCATTAGGTATCGTATTTAAGAAAAGAGATATTGCGACAGCTTGCTGAAACGAAAAATCATAATAAACTAATAAAGGCAATAGCAAAATACCACCACCAATACCAATCAACCCAATAATAACCCCAATTATTACTGAGCCAATAAACAACCCTATAATCATCTATATTATTATTTAGAAATTTATAATAACACCCGCGATTACAAGCATAAATCCAAAAAATAAAATATAAAAATATATATACCCTAATCTATATCCCTTTACACATCCGCATCCACATCCGCATCCGCATATTTACTCAGAATCCTTATCCTTCTTCTTGTCAGTCTTAGCCTCCTTCTTGGCCTTCTTGGCCTTCTTAGGCTTCTCATCTTCTTCAACTACTGCCTCTTCCACGACAGGCTCCTCCACCTCCTCAGTCTCCTGAGCTTCAACAGTCTCTTCTTCCTCGTCGGCATCCGCAGCATCCGCAGCATCAGCGGTATCCGCGAGAGTGGCCTTGTAAGCCTTCCACTCTTCTGCGAGCTTAGAGAACCTTTCGGTATTTGAAAGCTCAGGAAACTCTTCGCGAATCCTTTGCTGATTGTCCCTGATATACTGCTGATACTTGGTAAGAGGCTTCTTAGGCTTCTCATTACCATCCTCATCAAGATTGCTCCTCTTCTTCTTCTTGGTATCCTTCTTCTTTTCGGCAATCTCAATCTTGTTATTCTTCTTCTTCTCCTTGAAATCCTTCTTGAACTGAGCGAAATGCTCATCCAAATCCTTAGAGGTGTTAATCTCATCAGGAATATTCTTCATATACTCCTTGAAGGCCATTCCGATAGTCTGGACAGCAGCGGCGGACATTCTTCTGAAAGAGTTTCTGGATAAAACTTGGAAAGGCTTTTGAAGTTTGATAGGCTGTTCTGTAGGCGGGCTTTAGCTTTTGGCTTAGGCTTGCTTTGACTGCGATAGTAATAATTTAAATACATTTTTGTGTCAATTTTTATCTTAATAATCTCAAATTATAACAAATTTATTCCCATAATCCTATAATCCTATAACCCTATAATCCTATAACCCTATAATCCTATAACCCTATAATCCTATAATCCTATAACCCTATAATCCTATAACCCTATAATCCTATAACCCTATAATCCTATAATCCTATAACCCTATAATCCTATAATATTGATTATTATTATTTTTATGAAGGCTATTGAGAGGCTTGGTGTATTTTCTCATTACCAGTATGATTTCATAAAAAGAAGCCAGATTTCTCTAAAAATTGAAATTTAAAATTTGAGTACATCTTTCTTTTTTTTCAAAAATTTCAAAAGTTTTTTGAAAATTACAAAATAATTCAAGAGATGTACTCAAATTTTAAAATGAAAAAATATTAATATTCCAGTGTCTCAAGAATTGCTGTGGTAATCTAAATATTTTTAGAAGTTTTAATAGATAAAATTATTATATTCGTTAAAATATATAAAAATATCTAATATCTATAATATAGAAACTTTCAGATTGTATTTGTAGCTTATTTTATATCTATTATGGAAGAAGCTAGAAAAATTAATGAATTGATTGATTATGTTTTAGAACTTGCTATTTTTCGCCATCCGGTTTTTTATAGTACTTATCAAACCATACTTGGCCTACTACTTTTGACGCCTGTTCTGATGTTAATTGGTTATTTACAATTTTCTCTCGCATCTCTAAAAAATATTCAAGGCTACTATATTCAAATCCCTCCTCTTTCGTAACCATAGCATATAACATAGGATATCTCTCTTCAAAAAACAAGATACCCTCAATTGATTTTTTCATTTCATTCAATAGCTCCGTGTGGGATGAATGTTTTGCCTTGTTCTCTGTCATATACAATACAATATCTTGAACCATCGCTTTTATATCAGCAGTTTCCATACCATCTTTAACAAAATCAGCAACCTTTCTCCTTTTTCTTTCAGTACTTTCAGTACTCATACTATTTTAAATTAATTATCAATTTTATCTTTATATAATAATATCTATTTTATATATAGAATAATGAAAAAAGAATTAGAATATGCTGAATTAGATTATAACCATAATGTTCCCGTCCCTCCTCGGCCAAAAAATGCCGGATTATATACTGGCGATGTCTTATTTGACAAAAAACCCTGGGGTAATAGTTATAAAATGCCTCCTGCTGAACCTGATGCTGTCGTGTATGCCTCGCATTTTTATGCAAGCCATCACATACCCTCGTATAATAGACCTGGAAATAATCACATAAATACAGATAAATATAAAAAATATACATCAGCCAACTGTAATGATAATTACAATTTCAGCTGTCATACAACAGATATAATATAGAAGCTTGCGAAGCTTACGCAGCGATATCTTGAGCTACAAGATTGGTTGGTTGGATTTTCTTAATAGTATCTTTGTGTTTAATCAAGAAAGTACAGATATACTTATATACCTCATCTACTTGTTCAAAAGATACGCCACCTGTAATTAAGATGCTCCCACTCTCAAACAAAGCCCCGGTAACCTTTTTACAATCACCGACTTTTTCTCCCTTTCCTTTTCCATAGCATTTCTTAGGGCAATAACAAATACCATTCTTTTTTTCATTGCATTTATTCCAGAAATATTCTAGCTTAACCCCTTGATATATTCCAGGTTGAAACGAACACTTGTTATTATATATATCGCTGATAAATAAATTGTGTATCTCGCGTCTCTTTAAGCCGAATGGAACCGCAAGAGAATCGTCGCAATATACCTTGAAATCCGTGTTAATCATCCGAATCTTGAAGTTCTGATATTTCAATTTCAATTCATAATTATCATCGCGGTTATTTATAATGTCCTTACTAATATCATCATAGATATTCCTGATATTCGCAATAATATGATTGACAATAATGACAGTATCCTCAACGACCTTTATTCCAGTTATTTGAATATTGCCATTCTTAAATATTTTTA